CGCCTTGAACCGTGGCTAGGTTATCGTCGTCTAGGCATACGTCGATCTGCCACACACCATCTGCATCAAACGTGGTGTTAGGGGTTACAACTGATGCCCAGTATGCGGTTCCAGAAATTACAGTCATTTACTTTCTCCTTTGCAGTGCCACTCAACGGTGGCTGTTGATGAGGTATACATAGTACTCGTTGTGTTTCAGGGTGTCAACAGTTTTTTTCAACCGTCGAATCTTGATTCATGTTCTCTCATGTTGTTTTCTCCAGTGAAGAACAGGTCGTACTGGGAGTAGTCGTCGTTATCATCACGAGTACGCCTCTTGTTCTTCATGTATGTTTTCAGGTTAAGGATCGTGTTAAACCATACGCCAATTAGCACGAGCGTCTCCACGGTTAGGATTAGGTATGACATTACTGTATCTCAGGCTTAGTCATTGGTTTCTCCAGTTGGTTGATAGCCATGTTGTAACAATCCGCACGGACGATAAACCCATTGTCACCATCCTGTTCCCCACGACGAAGGAACCGTGCGTCCTCGATGTACTTCTTCTTGTCGTAGTGACCTAACACCCACGCCCGTGTCTTGTCGTAGTGGACACGACAGAAGATGTAGATGTCGCAGCCCTGTCGGGTATTAAAGTCCGCCACAGAGCAGTCGTAGTAGTCCTTTGGCGGGGTACTGGTCCGCTTCGTCTTGACGTCTGCTGTCCGTCCGTCAGGGAGGATCAGATCGTACTGGTAGGTGTGCTTGATCTCGCCGCCGTAGACACGCTGTGCTGCTATCTCCCCGAGGAATCCTGCGACGTTACCGCCACCGGCTTCGATGGAGTTTTGCAGGCGTCCCATCTCTTTTGAGAGGTAGGAGGCCACCTTTCTATCTTCGGGTGTCAGTTCAATCAATTGCATCAGTGTGTCTCGCTCCAGTTGCGTCCTATCTTGTATTCACTGTCCAGAGGACAACGAACCTTGAGAATTTTCTCTGTCTCTTTCATAGCTTTCTTGGTGATCTCACCAAACCTTTCAGCGTGTTCACGTTTGACATCGAACTGATACTCGTCATGGATACTGGCAACAAGGTTGGCATCTAGCTTCTCTTGCTTTGCCATCTTCACGATCTGTATCAGCCACTGCTTACATATAACAGCACCTGCTCCTTGGATCAAGAGGTTAAGTGCTGAGTGTGCGGACCTGACTTTGAGCCTACGCCCATCAAGTCCGGGTACATAGCCACGTTGTGCTGCCTGTTCAACACGTTGGCGTAGTGTCTTAAGTGCAGGTACGTTGGAAAGGAACTGGTCAATCAATCGTTGCCCATCCTTTGCTGTACCACCTACCACGCTACCAATCTTGGCAGCACCTGCACCATAGATAAACGCATAGATAAACGTCTTCGCTTGGTCACGTGTCTCCAGTCCTGCTGCGTTCTGGTTGGCGGTATGGATGTCACCGTTAACAACCTCGTTGATAAACGCTTTGTCATTCAGATAGTGAGCAAGTCCACGTAACTCAAGTGAACTCGCATCACAACCCACCAGAACTCTGTCAGGTGCTGAAGCAATCCAACACTCACGACACTCCTTGCCAAACTCAGAGTAGGAGGCAGGAACCTGTGCCATGTTGGGTGCATGGTGTGCCATACGCCCACTGACTGCCTTGAGTGTAAGCACTCTGCCGTGGACCCTACCATCGTCATCGTAGTAGTCGATCCACTGCTTGATTTGTGACACACGCTTTTGCAGTAGCAGGTAACGTGCAATCAACTGTGCTTCAGGTATGTCCACATGCTTGAGAACTCCTTCGTCTACGATAGCGTGTCCCTTTTCTGTGAACTTGGTAGGCTCCCACCCACGATGTTGTAGGTGTCGAACAATCTGCTGCCTACTGGCAAGGTTAAACTGTGGGAAGTCAACCACTGAATGTTCACCACCAGCACACGGCCAGTCATCACCAAGATGTGACAGCCCGACCTTGGATAGTGATCCATCCTTCTTGATCTTGGGTGAAACCTCTTTGATAAATGTAGGCAGAGGATAGAAGGCTTCTTGTACCTGTAACTCAATCTCACCTGCCATGTCAGAGAGACGTGACATCAGTGCCATTGCCTTGGGCATGTCAAGTGTGAAGCCGTTCTTCTGTTGTCTGTCAATCAGGAACCTGATCGTGTGTTCCATCCTGACACTCTCATCGCTGAAGTTTCGTAACTCATTCTGGAGTGTGGCATACACTCTTGCCGTCAACTCCACATCGTTGATGCAATACTTTACCATCTCGTCTGAGCAATTGGACCAGTCATTGAACTCCGTTTTAGGGAAGCCAAGTGTCTGGCCCCATGCGTCAAGCGAGTGGCCGTTATCACGCATTGGGTTTGTGATCTGCGACATAATCATTGTGTCTTCGATCTGGTCCACTGATATACGTGTGCCAGTCAGACGGTTGAGGGCAGGTGCATCAAAGCTGATACCATTGTGCATCACGTAGCTTGTGATGTTTTGCTTGGCAAAGTTAGGCCAGTTGTTAATGCACTCACCCTCTCTAAAGGTGTGAACCTTTCCCGTCTCGACATTCTTTGCAACGATGCAGTGAATGGTGGACGGCTGTAATGAGTCAGCTTCAATGTCCACCACGTGTTTCATTTAGATAGTCTCCGCTTCAATGTCCATCTGTTTGGGTTCATCTGGATTGTCACCAAGGTTCTCGACCTCGTGCAACCTGCCTGTCTCACGATTGAAGAACAGGTGACATGCAATCCCTGTCTCTCCGGCGTACCTGTTCTTGAGTACGCGAATGGTAGTTGTGTTTGCAGCATTTTCATCCTCTGCCTGTTGGTCACGCTCAAGTGCAACCACTGCATCCGATAGCTGTGCGATTGCCTGTGAGCCACGTAGATGTGACAAGCTTACAGCTTTTCCATCTTCATGTCCACGGTCTGAACTTGATGACCGTCGAAGGTGGCTGACAAGTAGCAATGCACAACGTGTCTCCTCGACCAGTGACCGTAGCTTAGTCATAAGCTGGTCGATGTTGCGCCGCTCATCCTCACCCTCAAGACCTGACACAAGGATCGACAGGTGATCCAGAAACACCCACTTGCAGTCAAGTATCTTGACCATGTACCGTACACGGTTGAGGATTTCAGTGGTTCCAAGTGAACCAAAGTGGTCGAAGGCATAGAAGCGGCGAGTGCCGATTGTCTCCTTCTCCCATGCACGTAGCTGGTCTTCAGGGAACTGCTCACGAACCTCACGAATGTATAGGCGTTGGTTAGCTTCGACCGACATGAGGTGGAAGACTGTGCTGCGAGTGTTCTCTTCCAGAGAGATAACGCCAATGTTGTCGTTGGTGTTCTTGAGAACATGGTGCATCAGTTCGCGCATCACACTGGACTTACCTGTGCCAGTACCTGCTGTCAGTGTGACAAGCTCACCAGTACGGATGCCATACAGGAGATTGTTCAGACCCTCGAAGGGATACATGCAAGTCTGTGATTGCTCCTCGTCGTACAATGTCTCTGACATATCGGCAAGGTTGATGATACCTGCTGGTGTGTAAGGCTGTGCGTTCCACCATGCACGAGTGAACTCTTCGGTCTTGTTCTGCTGTAGATACTCGTTGGCATCCTTCAGTGTCAGCTTTGCAATCTTACACTTGTTAGGTTCAAACAACTCAGCAACTGCTGATGCTGCCTCACGTCCCGGCTTGTCATTGTCGAAGCAAAGAACGACAGTCTCAAAGGAATTGAGGAAGTCGAAGTTTGCCTTCACGTCCTTGACGGCACCCTGTGCACCAGTCTTGAGTGACACACACGGCCACTTGCTGCCCGTCATCTGGAAGACTGACATTGCATCAATCTCACCTTCAGTCACGGTGATATACTTGCCACCACCACTGAATAGCTGCTGCCCAAACAGTCGGGCTGAAGTGAACTGGCCCTCGATGTAGAAGTCTTTCTTCTCACAGAGGCGTGTCTTGTAGGCAAGTAGGTTGCCGTCAGCATCGTGATACGGGTAGAAGTGTTTGTCGATCCCATTGTTGCCAATGGTTGCAGTCACACCATACTTGTTAGCTGTGTTCTGCAGGATGTTGCGGTCAGTCAGTGCCATGTTGTTGCCACGAAATGCTTGTGACAAAGGCTGTGTCTTGTTGTTTTGATATGCGGTCACTGCCATATCGGTATCCTTATCTTTTCGCTTGTGATAGTTGCAGGAAAAGCAATGTCCATGCCCATCGTCATACTCAATGTACGCATCACTTGACGTACATGAAGGACAGGGGCCACGCTTTACCTCTTTGGTTTCAGGGAAATCATCAGTCATCGGCAGCATTATACACCTTTCATGGGTATTGTCAATGTAAGATAAACATCCAA